ACCCCTTACTTATTACTGACCACCAGCTCTATCGGTGGTGCCACCACTTACAGTCCAGTAATCGTACGAGAATGTAACCTGGAACGATTCAATTTGGTCTGTCGATGCCCAATCAAGTTCGATTGGTGAGATAACACTTGGAAAGATTCCATTGAACTTGTATTCGCGAATCGGTGTACCGTCCTTTGCGTACTGAATTACAGTAGCGTTTGACTTGTAACGATTGATATCGCGAACATTGCGCTCAAGACGATTGATTCGGTTCGACCATTCTTCCATGGCGTTACGAATCAGGAAGTCTTCATCATTGATAACTGTTACTGTCCAGTCACCGAATGTTCTATCTCCGGCCAACTTCATTTGTCGGCCGAAGTAGAATACTGGAATTACTCCGAGAGTTGATTCTGGAATCTGAGCAGCTTGAACCATGAAAGGTGTTTTCAGATCGCCCGAAGCATTTGCAGGATTGTTAATACGCACCTGGAAAAGATTCTGACGTGCACCGCCGTAGACCAGTTGGCTTCTCATTTCATTAATATTAAAAGCCATTTCTTTTTTCCTCCTAGTTTCTTTTATTTATTAGAACTGGCCGACAACTTCGTTAAACTCTACACCGGATCTTACGGCTACAAAGTTCAGCTGAATGAAGTTGATGCTCTTTGCTGGCTTGATATAGATGTCACCAACAAAGCGGTTTGTATCCACAACATCCGGAGTATTGTTTGTTTCATCGCAAACAACACGGAAGTCGGTGATACCACGGCGGCCCTGAACATCACGGAGGAATGGTTCAATCAGATTCAGGAACTGAGCTCTTGTGAATTCATCATTGAATTCGAAGAGCATCTGGTTAGCAGCTGTTGCAATTGTCTTTTCAAGGACAATGAACAGACGGCGAACGTTGATACGATCAAATGCGCTTGGACGACCAAGAGCAGTCTTATCACCAAATAGAACAGTTCCTTGTCCTGGTTGTGTGATTACTGGGTTGATATCGTTCTTGTAAAGAAGATCACGATCTGTCTTGCTTGGGCTATAAGCAAGCTTAACAAGGTTCTTGATTTGGCCACGATTGTAACCAGCTGGTGAGAACCATGGATCACGTAGATCGTCTGAACGAGCTGTCAGACCAGCAATATCACCATTCAGCGGAACATAGCGATATACGTCGTTGTACTTGTCGTACTGATACTTGTAACCCGAGTCAATGAAGGCATACGAGCTATTACGTACGCTCTGACGGAATGTTACGATGTTAGAAGCCTGTGAACCTTCAACAGCCGAACCAACAACATCTTCCTTCTGAGGCGAAACGAATACCACACAGTCCTTACGAACATCAGCGATATTGTCGATCAGGTAGTTAGCAAGCTGAGCACCATTTGATGCACCAACCGACTTACCAGTCATGATTAGAGATACGTCAACCGAAGATGCATCAGCAAACAGATCATAAGCTGAAGCAAGAGCAGCAACAGTTGTTGAGCTTTCTGTTACACCATCACGTCCGCCGATGAATGACTTCGAGTATGGAAGTGAAGTTGTTGAGTTTGAAAGACTTGCAGCAGTTGTTGTTGCAGCTTCGCTACGATCGTTGGTTGCCCACACGTAACGTGAATTATCGTTTACTACTGTCTTGTAGAAAGCAGTTGTACCATCTTCACCGATAGCGTCTGTAGCACGCGATAGATTCTCGTAAACTTCAAGAACAGTTCCTGGAGTACCTGAGAACTTACCATCTTCGTCTACAACTACAACACTTACTTGGTCAACAGTTGTTAGACCACGATCTGATAGATACTGTGATGTGCCTGGAGCAACTGGTACAGTGTTGAAGAATTCCCACTTACGTGTGATTGTATTTGCAGTGAAGTTCGATGCACGATTCCAAGTATCTTCGAATGTGATTGCGAAATAAGCTTGAGTCGATGCGTCGTCAGATGTAACTGCTGGAAGTGACTTAATCTTGAGAGTCTGAGTACCAGTTGTAGTGTTACCAAGCTCAATATAATCACCAACCGACAGAGACTGAAGAACCGTGTTTGCAGCAGTCTTTGTTTCAGCATATGTAAGTGTAGAAGCACCCGAATCCCATGTGAGGAAGACGTTAGCAACTGCAGAGTTTACAGTAACCGAAATACCAGCAGCAGCAAGCTGGTCTAGACGATATGTCGAAGCTGTACCACCAACGCTTGAGTTACTGAATGGATTGATTGTACGGCTATACTGATTTGCAGAATCGCAGACAGAAACGCGAAGCGAGTTACCAAGATCACCTGGATAACGAGCTACGAACTGTGTGCTTGCAAAGGTAGCATTTGCAGGACCCTTGTCTTCAAAATCGTCAGCGTTCTTCACTACGCAATCTGCTAGCTCAATAACACCGCTGTTTGCAACAGCGTTCAGAGCAAGAGTATTTGCAAAGAAGTTTAGTTGAGCATCAGTTGATGTAGTAGCATCCTTAGTCAGAACAACTGCAAGAGCAGTCGAGTTTGCTGTAACAGTCGAAACAAAAGTTCCGTCTGGAATACCTGCACCAAAGACTGCCTGACCAGCAGAAACCCCATGATTGTTACCAGTCAGAACAACTGTTGAATTGCTCTGCAGGTTAACAGATGTCGATGCAACAGTGTTCGAGAAACCGGTTGTTACAGCAGCACGGCTTACATACAGAGCATTACCATATGCAAGGAAGTTAGCCGCTGTGAAGAATGTTTCATAGTTGTCTGATGTTGGCTTGCCATAACGTGCGGCAAGAGTATTTTCTGAATCTACTAGAATGAACTTTCCGACAGGACCCCAACGGAACACACCACCGAAAGCACCTACAGTGGTAGCCAGCGATGGGATGGTAGTAGTTAGGTCGATCTCAGATACATTAATTCCAGGGCTGACTTGAAACGCCATTGTTATCTCCCTTAGTCGAAGGTGTTATATACGAGTTTTGTTTTATTTATAAGTTGAGGAAATTGCGTTTTTGCTCCGCCCAGAACTCGTCTCGATAAGTATTATCATCTCGAATCAATGATTCATTACTTTGATTATCGTATTCGTCATCACCAGTACTCATTAATCCAAATGGAAGCATCTCTTCTTCGAACATTCTTTCATTCTGTTCATAGATTTGCTTACGAATATCTAGGTCTGTGAGCTCTTTTAGATATGGTTGTGTGGTTAACCAAGCAAAGAGAACACAACACATGGCCATATCATCATGGCCTTCTTCTGCTTCATATGACTGGTTACCCTTTAGACTGTTCTTCAGCGAGAATCGAGTGAGCTCATAGATTGTATCATAGTCTGTAATGATAAACTTGTCAGATTCTACAAGAGTCTTAAGTGTAGCACATCCAATTCTCTTGACTTGCTTGGTAGTTCTTACACCGCGAGTTGTCGATGTAGCAAAACCACCAGAAAGACTTTGGCCAGATCTACCATTATTGGCTGTCACAAAGATGCCTTCATATTCTAGATCATAGTGTAGAATATCAGCCACTTGCTGGCCAATATCATTTGTTTCTACAAGTACAACCGCATCATTGTATTTCTTTGCCACCTCATAAATGATGTTAGGATATAGAAGTGGACTGAGTAGATTATTTCGGAATGTAGCAACTTGTTTATATGGTAGATTATTTACATTCACCACAATGAAAGCCGAATAGTCAGCACCAGCTCCTCGAGAAGTATCTACCACGATTGCATAGATGTTATCTTTTACTGGCTCTTCGTAGACTTTTAGTCCAGCTGGTGTGGTATGAATTGGTTGCTTATAGACCATATTACGAAGCTTGTTCGGATGAATCAGTGTATTTGATGATCCAAGGAACTCACACTCATATTCTTGTCTGAACTGATCTTCAGAAGTATTGGCAATGGTTTCTTCTTTCCAGGCCTCATCACGTCCTGGAATCTGTGACCAGTGAACATCCACTCGAGCATAAGCATTGCGACCTTCTTCGGACTCTGTCCAAATACGGTAGAACATGTTCATACCATTCGGAGTCGAAGTGATCAGAACTTTCGAACTTTGACCAGATGAAATCGTAGGATAAACCGAAGCGAAGAATTCGTCTTGAATGTTAGTAGGTACGAACGCGAACTCGTCTAGATAAACTAAGTTCTGTGATGTACCACGAATAGCTGAAGAAGACGTAGCGGACGCAAGGATTTCAGACCCGTTCTCGAGCTTAATGTTACCTTTGTTCCATTCGGTGACTCCCATCTGGAGCCACTTTGGAAGGTGTTCGAACATGAGCTGAATACGACCAAGAATTTCACGAGCCTGTCTGTCCTTGTTAGCAAGAATAGCGATCGAGTACTCTTCGTTGAAGAGAATCTTCCAAAGAAGATACGCAGCCACTGTTGTAGTCTTACCAACTTGGCGTGGCATCTTACAGATAACGAAACGATTCTCGTCAAACGCAAGAACCATTTCTTTCTGAAAATCCCATAGCGGGAACGTAATAAGTCCCTTATCGATGTTGACAATTTTACAGTATGTTGTTATAAAGTAGATAACATCTTCAGAACATTTTATGTACTCGGAAACTTGTTCCGGAGTATATTCTACTTTGGTATCTGCTCTCTTAAGTCTAGGATTACCTAGATAATTCTCACTGCCCATCTTTGTTCTGCTTTAAATACTTCTGTAGTTCTGCAGTAGATCCGACAAAGAGATTATTTGTAACCTGTTGTGGAGAAGCTGTAGGGTCTTCTTCCATGATCTTTTTCTTTTTGGCCTGAAGATCAAGTAGATCTTTACTTGCTCCTACCATGGTGTTCATCATTGTGGCAAGAACTTCGTACGCTCTTGGGTGCTGACTCTGACGAGCAACATCCATTAGATCGAAGAGTGCTTCTTGTCCTTTGTTGATTACTTCCATCATGTTTTCGCGAGCATATTCAAAGTCCGCGTCAACTTGTGTAGTAGCTTTCTTTTCAATTACTGCTGGTAAATTTCCACCAGTAAACTTATCTATGTTGCTCATTAGAAGTTCTCTGTAAAGTCATTAATAAATCCATAATTATCTGTTGCTTTAATCTCAAGATAATCAATCGATAGAGCTGCATTACTTGTAGGTGAGCCATTTGCCAGAAGTCCTGGCTTGGCTGAAACGATTACGGTATTTGATGTTGTCGAAGCGTTTGCGGTTGTAGGTGAATCCGTAAGACGCATATTTGCTTGAGCAAACTTGATCAGGCCTGTCTTCTTCGTTGGACCGAAGATATATCCTTTCAGTGTAAATGTCAGATCCCAAATAATAGCTCTTCTTTCTTCAAAACTACCTTCATATGTATCTGTTACATTTACGTCATTCAGAATGATTGGAATATCAAACGTTGCTCCAATTTCTGGAACTAGATTCACAGTTGCTGTCCAGTCTGGAGTGAAGTACGGAAGAATCTGTTCAATGATTCTTGTTCCGTCTTCTGCATTCTTTACCATCACTGACATTTGGAATGTAATGTTATATGGTACTGGAGCATACTGATAAGCAACACGATCATCAGTACCATTATTTGTTGGTTGCTTATAGATTCTGTTGAGTGTATTCAGTTTTCTTTCAGAGTCGTATTCAAACGAAGTCATCTCAAACGAAATACGTGGCAGAACTACACCAACTTTATTTGAAAGAGTTGGGTTGCCTTCGAGTCTTGCTAAAAACTTTTCTTTTGGGCCGTAC